TTCAGCTCAGTGCCGTGGAAGCCACCGGCAGCCGACTCGATGGAATGGCACAGGCTAGCGCGTGACCACTGGCCGTGGTTAAAGAGCAACAAAAAGAAAGTTGAACAAAATGAGAAAGCTACTGAGCAGACTCCTCAACAGCCTGCTGAGCCTCTGTTCCAAGATGGCTGACAAGTGCGGACTGTATTTGCCTCCTCAGGAGCCCGATACGTGTCCGCTTTGCTTCGGTACAAAGCTTATGCCTTGTGGAGAGGTTTGGATTGTTTGCCCTAGATGCTACGGCAGAGGAAAGATTGAAATTGAGCAGGAGCAATCAGATGAAATACGATGAGTTTATTAAAGATAAAAGCCAATGGAAGCATGACGCAGGGTTTAAGTGCGGTGAGCTTCCTGGGTTTTTGTTTGACTTCCAACGTCACTTGGTTGAGTGGTCGTTGATGAAAGGACGCTCAGCTCTATTCGCAGATTGCGGAATGGGCAAGACTGCGATGGAGCTTGCTTGGGCTAATGAAATCATCAAGCGAGAAAATAAGCCTGTATTGCTGCTTACTCCAATTGCAGTTGGGGCTCAGATGATAGGTGAGTCAGAAAAGTTTGGCGTAGAGGCTCGTCGTTCAAGAGATGGAAAATGTGATGGCTCGCCATTGGTTTGGATCGCAAACTACGAACAGTTGCACAAGTTCGATCCATCAATGTTTGCAGCAGTCATTTGCGATGAGAGCAGTGGGATAAAAGACGCGAACAGCGAACGCAAGGCAATGGTGGTAGAGTTCATGAGGACGATCAAGTATCGTCTACTCTGCACTGCTACAGCAGCGCCAAATGATTTCTGGGAGCTTGGTACATCGTCTGAAGCTTTGGGTCTTCTCGGGTTTCGAGACATGATAACAACGTTCTTCAAGCAAGAGACTGGCAAGGATCACTTGGGGTGGGGGCGTACCAAGTATCGCTTTCGAGGTCATGCTCAGGAGCCTTTTTGGGCTTGGGTTTGCTCATGGGCAAGGTCACTTAGAAAGCCTTCAGATCTTGGGTTCTGCGATGATGGATTTGAGTTGCCACCGCTGATCGAGAAAGAGTATGTCGTTGATACTGCCGAGTGCAGGGATGGAATGCTGTTCGCAATGCCAGGGGCATCGCTTCATGAGGAGCGAGCCGAGAGGCGAAACAGCATTGCTGAGCGATGTGAGAAAGCATCAGGCATTGCTTTGGGTCATGATGGTCCAACTGTTTGTTGGTGTGAGTTAAACGACGAAGGCGATCAACTGGAAAAGATGATTCCAGGTTCGAAGCAGATCAAAGGATCAATGAGTGATGAGCAAAAGGAAGAATACCTGACTGCGTTTTCATCCGGTGAACTACGTCACTTAATAACCAAGCCAAAGATAGGAGCTTGGGGGCTTAATTGGCAACATTGCTGCAACGTTGTTAGCTTCCCATCTCACAGCTATGAGCAATACTATCAGGCTGTGCGTAGGTGCTATCGATTTGGACAGAAAAATCCAGTCAACGTGTCCATCATTGTTGGAGAGGGCGAAGCTGGAATTCTCGAAAACCTGAGGAGGAAAGCTGCTCAGTCAGCGATTCTCTTTGAGTCAATTGTGGCTCACATGAAGGACGCAATGCATTTACAAACTCAAGACTTTTTCCCAGATAGTGAGGTACTTCCATCGTGGCTGTAATCGAACAAGTAATCAAAGACCGATACGCAATTTACAACGGAGACTCTGCGGAGGTATTCGAGAAGTTGCCAAGTGAATCTATACACCACTGTATCTACTCGCCACCATTTGCAACAGAGAATGGTGGGGCTCTTTACAACTACTCGTCGTCAGTTCGTGACCTGTCTAATGCGAGAACGTATGATGAGTTTTTCCAGCACTACGAGTACATTTGCGAGCACATTGCTAGGGCTCTCATTCCAGGTCGTATCGTTGCAGTTCATTGTATGGACGTACCTAAGCAAGGTAGCAATATTTGTGGATACTCTGACTTCCCTGGCAAGATCATCAAGCTACATGAGAAGCTTGGGTTTGATATGCTGCCAAGAATTTGCATTTGGAAAGAGCCGTTGGCTGTTCGACTTCGAACAATGGCAAAGGCTCTGGCTCATCGTCAGATCTGCGAGGATTCTACTCAGACAAATATCGCAGCAGCAGACTACCTATTGACGTTCCGCAAGCATGGTACTAACCCGATTCCTGTGACTCATCCGAAAGGACTGCTGGAATACTACGGATCGCGTGAGATACCACACGACTTAATGAGGTATCGAGGCTATGAAGGAAAGCAAACAGAGAATCGATACTCTCAGTATGTGTGGAGAAACTACGCATCATGCTTTTGGGATGACATCCGATTGGACAATGTTCTGCCATACGAGGAGTCGAAAGACGATCAGGATGAGCGTCACCAGCATCCATTGCAACTCGATGTAATTCAGCGAGCTGTTCAAATGTGGACCAATGAAAATGAAGTAGTGGCTACTCCATTCATGGGAGTTGGGTCTGAAGTCTACGGCCCCGTAAAGATGGGACGCAAGGGCATCGGCTGCGAACTGAAGCCATCCTATTTTCGGCAGGCGGTCAAGAATATTGCCGATCTTGAAAAACATGGTTCAGGCTTGTTTGGGGGCATGGCAGCATGACCATCTCAGACCATGAGATTCATTCCCTCGCCTATCTCAAATGGCCCTATGACAAGCTGGCGCGCTGGCTAAGTCGGGAGAAGGGTTTCACCATCACCGAACGGCGCATTGAGCTTGCGTTTGATCGTGCGCAGAAAAAATCACATCGCCGCCCCAGAGGTGTACGCGCTGGCGATCTGGTTACGATCCGTCCCGAGGTGCAGAACGAGGCTCCTATTGCCGGTAGAGACCACACATCCAGTTACAGACAATCAACCGTCGATCTGGGCAATGCTCTCGAGAAATACTGGAACAAGCGCCTCCATAGGAGGATAGCATGAACTTCGCGCGAGCGTGGATATTACGCCTAATCCGTCTGGGAACTGGCGTTCGTCCCTATACGGGCATCCCCCATGACAGATTGCAGGCTGCGCGCGAAGCCCTTTCCGCACCCCTCAAGCCCAACCCCGACTATCGCCGCCGCAGACTGGCACACCTGCCTCCTGAAAGAGTGCGGCGCTATTGGGAGAATGTGGAGGCGCTGCGTGGTTGAACCCGTCATCATTGGGAATGCAGAACTTTGGCTAGGAGATTGTCGTGAGATTTTACCAACACTGCCCAAGGTCGATGCGGTGGTGACTGATCCGCCTTATGGGATTCGGGCAGACGAAAATCCAGTAAGAGGAAGCCAGAAGCACGAGAAGTTGGGTTGGGACACTGAACGCCCCCCCCCAGAGGTTTTTGCCCAGATTTTAGCTGCCGCAACTCATACCGTCATATGGGGGGGCAATTACTTTGCAGACTTGCTTCCTCCGACAATGCGCTGGCTTGTGTGGGATAAGATGCAAGGCGACTTTTCCCTAGCAGACTGCGAATTTGCGTGGACCAGCGAACAAAAGGCCGCACGGATTTTCCGCTATTCTCGCGGGGCTGCCCTGCAGGACGGGAAAGAACACCCAACGCAGAAGCCAATCGCCCTGATGAAGTGGTGCATTGATATGCTCCCCAAAGCCAACAGCGTTCTGGATTGTTTCCTTGGAAGTGGCACCACCGGCGTCGCCGCCATGCAACTGGGCCGCAAGTTCATCGGCATCGAGATCGAGCCGAAATATTTCGACATCGCCTGCGAGCGCATTGAAAACGCGCAGCGGCAGCAAAAGCTGTTTGCATGAAGCCTGAGAAATATACCTCTTTAGGTATAACCGCCATGTGCTTCTACGCCATATATGGCATCTTGGGCTGTGGTAGCCCTACCGGACAAACCGGAACGGCAAGTGCCGAAGCACCTGCAAAGCCCGCCCCCGAACCCCGAACTAGCGATGCGCCTAGAGAATTTATTCTTTCGGAAGTAGATGTAGCCCAAACGCTACAGTGGTACGCCTACGGGCAGAGTTGCCATGCGTTCGTCAACGCTAAATAAATATACCTCTTTAGGTATAACCGGCCTCTGCTTCTACGCCATTTCTGGAATTTTGGGCTGCGGTGGTGGCGTTCCCAATTCGAGTACGACCGTTCCCAATTCGAGAACGGAGAATACGTCGGTAGTTGTTCACGATTACCGACAATACGCACCATTCCAGCAATCGGTTATACGTACTTTCACTCACGGTACGTATAGCGCATTTGCTATATCCCCCACCGCAATAGACGTTACTTG